CACCTTATCTGGTGGATTGTGAAGCTAAGGAAGCCTCTACCCAAGTTTATAGTTACTTCAACTCACGTCCGACTCAACGTGTCACTTTAGATTTAACAAAGTAAGAAAACGGGTAAGCAAGGCCAGGTCAGACCTGTCTCACCCTCAGACCATATGTAGTTTAAATAGTCTGAACCCCAATCATAATCATATATTAATTCATGTCCTCTATGCATGTTAACAAATGTATGTAGAAGGTTTTCAGGTTGGTTTACGTTTAAGACTCTCTTTGCTATTGTATAGCCTTCAATTCCTAAACTTGACATAACGTAGATTAGCGATAAGGCTCTAATCATCTCATTATGCCTTTCCTTTTCCCGGGTCCTCCACTTTTCAGGTTGCGACATACTAAGTAAAATTAGTTTTAGCTCCCTTCTAGGTATGCCTTTCTCCCATTCAAAACCTAGGAAGTGGTAATACTGGTCTGGTTTTCGGACCTCAGACTTCTGTGTGTTAATCTTCATTCCAAAACTATCAATGTAAGTAGCTATTGCTTTTAGATCAACATCTTTGTTAGTACAAAAGATTGAATCATCACCTAAAACCATTATTTTGTAATAATAGAATTGTAATTGAAACTTCTCTATTATAGCAACAAGTAATATGTAGTTAACTATAGAACCGATTAAGTTTGTAAACATACTACCACTTGGAATACCATGATTCTTTCCACTATATAAGTGACCATCAGGCATTACTATAGGCGTATGTATGAAATAGTCTTCTATTATCTCAATTTCTCTTAAGGAAAGGTTGTCAAACCAGGTCCAGAGGATGTTAAAAGCTACCAAAATCAGTTCAGTAGGCACGGTAGAATCGAACTTTGAATAATCCAAAGATACAACATTTCTTAAAGTCATGTTGTGTTCTAATCTTGCACCTAACTCATATCTATACATACCATATGCGATGGGTGACCTTCGCTTCTTAAACTTATCTATTAATGGTTTTGCGTATTTGCTTTCAATTAACGTCATATCGAGAGGATAACCCCAGATTAATCTAGTCTTGTTACCTCTTTGTGTTCTTGCATAAGCAACGCATGGTTTGGGACTTTTGATACCGCGATAAACCAATGTAGTATGTTCTAATGCTTCAGAAAACGCTTCACGCTTAGTCTTAAAGTAAATACCAGCGCTATTAGCTAATTTCGTTGACTTATATAAGTCTTCTACCTTTTCTAAAGGCTTTAGATAATCACCTTGTCTGGCGAAAGCTCTATAAGCTGCATTAATACCAGCACAAATAAATGGATCTTTATTAAATGCTTTTTGTTTACGAGAGAAAATCTCTAATAGTTCAAAGGTTTTCGTCGGATTATAGATGGAAGCTGGATCATGTTCTATGTCAAACCCAGCTTGTGTAAGGAAAGCAGTAACCGTAGTGTCATAAATCGGATTCTCACGCGCTTTGGAGTAGTGTGAGATGTATGTACGGATTCCTGTACATCGATAATAACCATGATCTTTTAACATGGAATCAACTCCTTAACTGTAATTTATTAATTACTAAAATGATATTTGATTTGATAAATATCGCCAAAGAAGTACACGTTGGGAGACGTGCACTCGAAAGGTAAACACCGTAGTGCATAGGTCCTTTCTAAGATTTTATTTCTCATGGAAAGAAA